GGACAAAGCACGAAAAAGACGTACTTGCTGGCAATTGAGTTGGCAAAGGCGCAGATTGAGACGTAAGGGAGGAACGCTGATGGAGATGGTGACGCTGCCCGCGGCGGTGCTTTTCGGCACGATGATTGGTTTGGGAGTGACGGGCTTCCTGCTGGCGAAGGAAACGCGCCCGTGGTACATTTACATTCTGCTGGCGCTCGTCAACTGTATCATTTCGATTCTTGCTTGCGCCGGAACGGATGCGCTTGCGGCGTGGTTGGGGGGGATAACGATGATGGTTTTCGGTCTTCTGTGTCTGCTGGCAGCTGTGGTCTGCGCGGCGTGTGCATTTATCAATAAGGAGTGATGCTTGTGAAAGAATTGCAAGATGAGATTGTGACGGTTGTGTTCTCCGAGCTTCTCCGAGCGCAGAAAGAGCATGGGGAGACGTTCAACTCTATGCCGGAGGCGTTCTCCGTGATTTGGGAAGAAGTCGAGGAGGTGAAGGAGGATATGCAGCGCGTTATCACAAAGGCGAACGACATTTGGCTTGCAAATCGCCGGGACGATGTAGAAGCGTTTCAGGTGTACGCGGACAAGATGGCGACAGCGGCTTCCTTGCTGGCTTGCGAAGCCGTACAGGTTGCCGCTATGTGCATCAAGGCGCAGAAAGGAGGTGCAGCATGGTCGAAAGGCAAGATTGGCTGAACGCACTGACAATCTGTCCGGTTTGCAACGCAGTGATGAAGCGATACACTACGATTGATGTTCAGGGAGGCGCATGGGTAAAATGTACAAATCCAGAGTGCGGACTACACGGCGTTCTCTTTATGCCGATATAATCCCGACGGAGGACGAAGAGCAGGAAGCCCTTTTTCATTGGGCAGATGCTCAAAGCGCCACGAAACCGTGGCTGAAAGGGATGTTCGCCATCCCGAACGGCGGCTATCGCGCCAAAGCAACAGCCGCGCGAATGAAACGTACCGGAACGCGGGCAGGAGTACCAGATATTTTCCTGCCCGTATCCAACGGGCGCGAACACGGGCTGTTTATCGAGATGAAGCGGCGCAAGGGCGGGACGGTATCGACATCGCAGAAAGAGCGCATGAAAATGCTTACCGCCGAGGGCTACCGTTGCGTTGTGGCAAAGGGCTGCCAAGAAGCGATTGACGCAATTATGCGATACATGGACGGAGAGTGAGACAATGGTGGACACCGACGAAATCCGTTACTCCTTTTGGCTTGAGAAAGAGCTGGAAAAGAACGTCAAGCGGCTTGCGGGGAACGTTTCGCGCGGATGCAAAAGCCGCCACGATGCCTACAAAGTCAGGGCGACGCAGGACGCAATCAGGCGGCTAAACGGCGAGAAGGAGGCAAACGGGGCAATCGAGAAGGTACAAGATATGCTGTACACGGAGCTAATGAGCGGACAGATTCGTCCGGCGCTGTATACAGCGATTGTAAAGGCGTTTGAAGGGGTAAAATAATCGTTGGGCGGTTGCGGGAGGGGAAAATGGTTGACTTAAAGCGGATGCGGTATCTCATCAGGCGGTATCCTATGGCTTGCTTGCGAGCAGAACAGGCGCGAATCCGGGCGCAGAAGCTGACGCGGACAATCAGCGACGCGCCGCGCGGGGGCGGAAGTATGAACAGCACGGAGGAAGGGCTGCTGTATCGCGTCGAGGCGCTGGAGCGCAAGAAAGCAATCTGGGACGAACTGTGCAAGATGCGCGAAGAGCTTTCACCAATAATCGACGCGCTGGAAGTTCAGGCTAAGAAGCGTTTTGCGGAAACAGATGACGAAAAAAGAGCGCGAAGAGATATGCTGGAAGTGCAGTGCATGAGGATGCGGTATCTGGAGGGACGGAGCGCCCGGGAAATCAGCTACAATCTGGCGTATTCCGAGCAGCACGTCTTCCGCGTGATTGGAAACGCGGAGCGGAAAATCCAGAGCGCGGAATAAGGTGGTCGCGCATCGAAAGGTGCGCGATTTTCTTTGCAAAAATCGCAAAAAAACTGCATTTCGCCCCTTGACATATTGCCGGGAATATACTATAATAATTTATGTCAAGGGGCGGTACAAAATAAAAGCCCCCGACAGAAAGGGAAAGACAATGACTGATAAAGCAAAAAGCGCGGCGCTGTTTGAACAGCACCGCCAAATGACCAAGGCGTGGGAAGCGCAAATGGACGTACTCGCCAAAGAAGAAAGCATCACCGACGAGGAATACGAACAGAAGCTCATGGAGCTTTACAAGCAACACAAAGAAAAAGCGGATGCGGTTTGGCTGAAAGCGTTCGCACTGCGATTTCCGAAGCGCAAGGGCTGGTTCGCGGAAGTTTTCGCGCCTTCGTTCGGGATTTGCGAAAACAAGAAACTTTCGCCGAAGCAAACACAAGTGTTCGTCGACTACTGCATCAGTGATGCGGATACATGGCGGAATGGCAATACGTACTGCCGGTTTGGCGACAAGCTGGTAACGCTCACTCGCCCGCGTTACGCAAATGGATGCGGGTACGTTACAATAAGGCAACTGTAAATGAATGGAGGGGAAAACACAGTGATGCTGACGCTGACGAAGGAAGAATACAGAGAGCTTAAAAAGCATGGTCGCCTTGAAAAAGATGGTTGCGTGTACAGCCACCTTGCAAAGCTGAACGGCGAAACGCTCGCAATCTGCGAAAGAGCAAACGATATGGACTATATCGTCGAGGTGAAGCGTGAAAAGTACAGCTTGCAAAATCAATCATCCTATGCTACAATACCTCCGAAAGGGGTTGTAGCAATGCGGAAAGAATACTACCAAGGCGCGGTATCCGTCCGCGCAACGCAAAAGTACAAGGAAAAAATACGGGATGCAGAAGATAACCATTGAGGTACAAGCTGGAAGCCGCGAAGCACTTAACGCAGAAGCCAAGAGCCGGGGGGTATCCGCAACGCAGCTGATTGTGGATGCGGTGAACGCCTACGTCGGGCGTGAGATAATTACAAACAAAAAAAAATAATAGCATGTGGCGCATCCGCTGGGGTGCGCCTTTTTTGTTGCTCAAAAAAGTTTGCAAAATCGCCGAAAAAAATGTGATTTGCCCCTTGACATATTGCCGGGAATATGCTATAATAATTTATGTCAAGGGGCGGTACAAAAAATAAAGCCCCCGACAGAAAGAGGTAATGATTATGAAGACTATCAAGCTGAGCACCAAGGCGCTGGAAACCCTCAACCGCAACATGGAGTACACCACCCGCAACTGGACTTATATCCGCGACGCGTGGACTGGCGAGTACAAGCGCATCGCCAATGACTGCTTCGGAACTACAGCAGTCCTCACCGACTGGGAAACCGTCATCGTGAAGTAAGAGGAGGGGAAAAGTCATGACGAACGAGCAGATTATCGCGAACTCCGCAGTCGCAGCGGGAATCTTCACGCAGGAGGAAGCAGAAGCCTACTTCTCACACGGAATGCGCCTCCCGATTCACACCTTCGCCGAGTGGAAGAATCACGGGTACATGGTTAAAAAGGGCGAACACGCCGCGCTGGTCGTGAGCATCTGGAAGCCCAAGACGAGCAAGAGGAAGAAGGACGAAAAGAACGTGGAAGCGGACAAGGAGGAAAACAGCGGGTTCTTCCTCACGACCGCCTACCTGTTCACCAAGAATCAGGTGGAAGCAATCAAGACAGCCTAACGACAAGCCTGCTGGCGGGCATCGTACACCAGCAAGGAGGGTTCTCATGGTTGACGAAGTTCTGTTCCGCTTGCATCTGACGAGCTTATCCGCGTATTCCGAGAAGTCCTGCCGCTATCCAGAATGGGGCTGGCAGAATCTCGAATGGTATATCTCCACAGGTCGAGCATCTACGGAGACACTACAAAAAATCCTTCGCCTGAACAAAGCGCAGTTGCGGAAGTTGGTGCGCGTTGCATCCTCAAGCTGTACCGAAACCGGGGTTGCTTGCGCGAAGAAGTATTTGAGCATTGAATAGCGCAACAGAATGCCGCCTGTGAGCCGTTGGAGCAATCAGGCGACATGATTATGAGCAAAAACAAGACAATACGTTAGAACGCGAGGACAGGAGGCAACTATGGGCATGTATTACGAAATC